GGATTATGCATCATAAATACGCAATATAGCTTTTTCAGTAACAGTGTTTATTTTTAAAACGGCATAATTACCTTGCCATTTTTTATATTCTCCTAGTCCTACAGTAATGGCACCATAGTAAGTGGTATTTGCATTAGTTGCTTTAGACTTGGATGATGGAGCTGCCACTGTGGGAATTACAACCGCACCTGCAAAAGTAATTCCGTCAGGCGGACAATTATTACCACAAGGAATAGTAACCTTTCCTGATTTTAGTAAGAAACCCTGATCCGTCGCACTCAGTGTCACTGTTCTCATTCCCGCCGGATCCATGGCGTCTCTTTTGGCACCAACACCATAAATTCCAGCTGCACCACCATAACCACTAATGTTTACACTTCCACCCCATAATTCAAAGTCACCATCTTTTACTACAACACTCTTGTCAGTTAATTTTCCTGTAAAACTACCTAAAACTATTTGAGTTCGGGATAATATATCATATGCTTGAGTTGCACTCAACGTACGAGTTGACTTAGCAGGTAAGTCAAAAGTGAGAATTCCTACTAAAGAACCTAAGGATAATTCTGTCTTGGACATGTATATTTTTTCTAAAGAAAATTTATTTTACAGAAATTTTAAATCAACCTTTGGGAAAGGTTGAGCCAAAACAACTTTTCAAAAAAGTTGTGCAAAATGTTTGGCTCCACCTTTCCCAAAGGTGGATTAGGTCGCATACACCAAACCCGCATTTCCAGCAATAAACAATACCATATTAATTCGTTCTTCTGTTACATATAAATCATAAAAATAAAAATAATAAAAATCATTCTACATGTTATTATTTTTTTATGTTTGTGTTATAATTTTTGGATATATATTAGTAGAGCTTCCTGCTAAAACAGCATTATCAAAATTAGTATTTACATAGTTCCAATTTCCATCTGAAGAATAGTCTTCTTGTAATTGTACGCCTCCATATTTATCAAAATTACCACTAGGAGTATATGTGCTTACTCCTTGTGCCATTTTATTAATAATTTGTACACTTGAAATATTACCATTTATATCCTCTACTTTTGTATCACTTGTTATTGCTACGTTGCATTTAAGTATTACATTTACGCCAACTGTTACATTATATATATAACCATTTATATAAGGTATATACTTATATGTTGTTCTTTGACCAGTTAAAATAGATGTATTAGTGGCATAGTCATTTTCATACGTTAAAGTATAATTCCCTTTAAATGTAGCATCTGGAATTTGTTGTGTAGGTGGTTCAGCCGGCGTTAAAGAATTAATATAATAAACCGGTTTAATATAATTTATAACAACTGAATTTTTTTTTGAATTTATATTGGTAGGGAAAAGTAAACCAGTAAAAGTAGAATTACTACCTACGTCTGTTGGAACTGCATATATAATATTTAAGTAAGAATATTTACCCTTGATAGATGCTGTAGTGGCATTTATAGTCTGACTAATTATATTTGCATTGTTTTGTGCTACACTGTTGGCTACTTGTTGAGCAATATAATTTGCAATATTTTGAGCCTGTTGTTGTGATACATTTGATGTAGCCGTAGCAGATGCGCTTGAAGTTACTAAAAAAGACGGGTCTGTAGATGTATTTGCAGAACTATCCGCATTCGAAGTAGCGTTAAATTGCGACATATATATATATATATATATATAAAATTTATTGAATGAATAAAATATACTATTACTAAATTTTATTGTTTTTAGTTTTTAAGTAGCATACACCAAACCCGCATTTCCAGCAATAAACAATACCATATTAATTCGTTCTTCTGTTACATATAAATCGTAGTTATATTCATAAATTCGCCATGTCGGTTTGTTAATTCCGATAATTTCTTTTGACTCAGGATCACATATTGTCAAAACTTGTGCGAGAGGATCCAACGAAGGAATGTTAGTTGTAAACTCCAACTGTACATTTGTAAAACGGTTCATATTTATCGCACCAGAAGGTTGTAAATCAAGTAGCGATGTGTTTAAACAAAAATTATAGCAGTACAATCCTTCGGGAGCTGCTCCTGCTGTTCTAGTATATTTTTCAACATAGTTGAAAACACCCGCAGGTAATAAATTTTCTCTATACTGACCATCTAACAATATACCCATAGCAACTAATATTTCTTTTATATTTTCCATGGTATACGTACCTGTTGTCATATAACCTGTCAACGTACCATCAGCATTTACACCAGGTCCAATAGTTGTACCATTGCTCAACACATATGTTCCATAAGTAGGTGCCGGTAGCACATCGGATGGCAAATAGTTGTATGGCCAATTTGAATAATTTGTCCACTCATTTCGTAAATTAGCATCACTTCTTTGAAAATAAAACATCCAACTCGATACGAGCCCAATGGAGTCTAAGTCTACTTTATTCGGTCCCGTAACATTATAAAAGACCTTTTCATTGACTTGTTTGAATAAATATTTTTGTTCATTTTTTGCAAATATACGCGACTCATCGTTAGAGAGAAAGCAATAGGTTGACATCAAATAAATATCAGGAAACCACACATTACGTTGATCAACGTATGAAGCAACACCCAACGTGGAATCAGGAGGTGTTTGCAAAAATCGGTACATTTGATTTTGAAACTGATTGAAATTGGGTGCTACATATGGAAACTTATTCACTGGATCAAAAACATCTCTTATTTTAAATAGTTCAGCAATAGGTCGAAAAGTTACGTATATTTGTAATTCATTATATTGAAGCGAAACTAAAGGAAAAGCCATTTGTGTTTTTAAAGAAAACCACGATCCTAAAGGTATATACAATTGGCGTCCTCGAATGGAGGGTTCCGCCCCTGCAGGATTTTCGGTATAATATGAACTAGGATAAGAATTTATGCGACTACCAGCGCTGGCTGGATCTACTAGTTCAGGAACATGTCCGATCATTTCATAAAATAATTTCAATTTTTCTGCGCTAAAATCTCTACGTGCCGCATTCAAAATATATGAACCTGAATACTCTTGTAATTTTTGATTGCCGCAGTTGATTGTAATCTGAGAAATCATCATTGCCCCAATATAGTCAATCCATTTGAACTCATAAGGCGCCCAGTCTGTATAAGATGTTGTTCCGTCTGGATTAGTAACTTCTTGAGGAGGTAAAATTGTGCTCCAAATAGATGGTAAATTGACTACAATGTAGGTGTCCATCAATAAATCCGCATACCGAGGGACTTTGAACTGAAATGTAGACGTATCTGTTAAACGCAACGTAGTTGAACCCTCAAAGTCAATTCTAAATTTTTGCAAACCGAAATTTGTGTATTTTAAATAAGCGGATTTCCAGAAAGTTTTTGAAGGATTTCCATTTAATATTACATTTTGTTGACCACTTGATACTAAATTTAATAAACCACCGGCCATATTACTTTATATATATATTTGAATTATATATAAATGATTTTAAATTATATTATTTTATGATTATAAAATTATAATATAATTTTTATTTTTTTGAATATTTTTTAGTTTTGGCATATTTCCTGCTTTTGGAATATTTTCTACTTTTTTGATGTCGTCTGTTTTTCTTTACACTTTTAGATCGCATTTTCGCATACATTTTTTTATATTTATAACTTTTCCTTCCACCGAATTTTTTGTTATTACACCGACCGGAAAGAAAAATGAGACAAAACATATTAAAAATAAATTGCTTAATTTTATATAATGAGGATTAAATTAAGTGAAAAATACCCAACAGAAAGAGAAGAAATTTGTAATAAAATTATTACCATATTAAATTTGAAAGAAGATAATACATTTTTATTATGTGAATTGGATGAAGATTTAGAAAAACAAAATAAAATATTGGAATTAAAAGAAGAAATACAACAATACTTCGCTTGCTCTACTATTTCGTCATTCAAACCTAATTTTGATTGTAAACGACCTTATTTGAATATTATTAGAAGTATATTAAGAAAACAAAATTATATTTTTATTGGGAATGATTATACAATAAAAATAAATAGTATTCCAAAAAAAACTATAAAATATTTAATATTTAGGAATAATGAATAATTGCGGTAAATTATTTAAAATAAAATCTTTGGTAAATGTATAGAATGGTGAAAAAGAAAAAGAAAGAAACATTCAAAACTTTTAGAAATTTAGAGAAATCTAAATTCAAAACTATCAAAACAACACTCAAAACTGTTTTATTGAAACATAGTGAAGTTCAACCGCTTATTACTAATTTGGTTTTTGAAATCAACGATTTGGTTATTCATACTTATCAATTTATTAGGTTATATATTCTTTATTGTTTCCATAATCATTTAGAATTTCCGGTTTTTGACGATAAATTTACTTTTGTAAAATATTGTATCAAAACATTAGGAACGAAATCTAATAGTGGAAGAAAATCCAAAGATACACAACTTTTGAATACATTACAACAATTTTACATAAAAGAATACCAACCTTTACTTAATCACACCAAAATAAATTTAGTCAATAAATCTCATTTGATAAATATTATAGCAGAGCAAATTCAGATATGTATCTCTAATAATATTCAGGAGCATTTTATTCAACATTTTTTACGCTTTATCAATAAAACAATTGATGGTATTACAAATGATAAAAAAGAATTGTTTGAATTCAAACATCAATTGCTTATGTTAGAAGAAACAAATGAAATATTTAATAAATGGAAAACTACTCATTTAACTCATATTTTACCAACAAATATAAAAAAGTCAATATATTATGATGTTAAAGTAAGACAATTTGAATATTTGAAAGGTTTATTGTATATGAATTCAGTATTAGAAAATCAAGAAAATAAGTTATTCCAACCTTTACCATTAAGAAACAATATTATTCCAAAAAATATTAAACTTGATAGTGCTTGTATTGCTGAACTATTTTGTCCTGAAAGTGAGAAGAAAGGAGAAGTTTTGAAAAAAATAACTAATTATCAAAATATGTTATGGTGTAGTTTATTGAATATGAAAAATAGATTATTCAAAAATAAACATTATACATTTCATAATGAAATTACAACAGATGGAATTAGTTGTTCTTTGTTGTTTATCCGAAAAGATTGTAAAGGAGAAGAAAATAAAAACAAAAAGGTTAACAGTGAAGATTTTGAATACATTAGTATAGAAGAATTGGATAAGCAACAATTAGAAAATTTAAAATCAAGAAATATAATTGGGTTAGACCCAGGTAAACGTTCTTTGGTATATATGATGGATGGTAAAGGTAATAAATTACAATATACAGCACCTCAACGAAAAAAGGAAAGCATGACGAAACGAAACCAACGCATATTACAACGTGAAAAGAAAATAAACAAGATAAATGAGTATGAAAATATATTGTCTTTACAAAATAGCAAATCAGTGAATTATAATTATTTCAAAACTTATTTAGTTGAGAAAGATGAATTGAATAAACAAACAACAGAATTTTATAAAAAGGAAGTATGGAGAAAAATGAAATTTAGACAACATAGTTATGGTATTAAATCCATAGATACATTTTTGAATAACATAGAAAAAACATTTGGAGAAAACATTTTAATTTGTTATGGAAATTGGAGTAGGTCATCTCAAATGAAACATTTTATGCCTACTATGAATAAAGGATTAAGGAAACTTATTCATAAAAGATATGATACAATCACAATCAATGAATGTAATACAAGTAAGAAATGCTGTGATTGTTTTCAAGAATTGAAACATTATAGAAACAAGGAAAACAAAGAGGAATTTCGTCTTTTAGTGTGTTCTAACTGCGTGAGTTGCGAAAACAAAAAAATCGTATTTAGAACACGGGACGCTAATTCCGCAATAAACATAATGAATTTGGGAAAGTGTTGGATATACAAACAACAACGACCGAATGAATTTTGTATTTCGTCTTTCACCTCTTCCATAACCAAAAAAGAAGAGGAAAAAGTAAGACAATCAGTTGATTTTACGGAAGGTAATACTTCCAGCCACCGAATTTTAGAATGAGTTTGTCTCATTTTTCTTTCCGGTCGGTGTAATTCTATTCCAGTCCGTATTGTTTGCAGTATCTGGATCATTGCTTTTTTTTCTATCTTCTCTATCAAAGTCAAGTATTCTCGAATTTAACAAATTTTTTCTATAATATTCTTCAATGTCGTTATAGTCTTCCGGAACTTCTAAGGTGTCATCTAATTTATTTTCGCCAGTATTGTTTTTTAATAAAATATTACGCCATCTTATCAACGTATCAATTGCCATTTCATTTTTTCTGTAAGCAGTTTCACCGACGTTTTCTATGGAAGCTTCTAACAACGTATTAACATAGTCAAGTTGTTCTTGTGGTGTTGCCATTGTTGGGTCGCAGCAGTATTTTCCGTCCGTGTATTTTGGATATTGATCTGGATTGCACCCTAAAGACCCCGGTGTTTTTAAATTTCTTAAATATTCAGAAAAAGGAATTTCTGTTTTACTGAATTGCACGTTGGGTCCAGGAATACATTGCTTTTGTGCAGTTATAGAGCCTTCGTCAAAGCGAACATTTTTGTTTGAAAAATTTGACATGTAATATAAAATAAATAATATAGTATAAGTAAATAATATAAAATATAATATAATTTATATTTTTAAATAATATTATATATTAAGTATGGCGACTTCACGATTAGATTTAATTTACAATATGAATGAAGACTTGGCTTCTTTTTTGATTTTAGCGCTTATATTAATAATTATTATTGTATATATTTCATATTTTATTTATATGACCCAATTAGAGACGAAAGAATGTAGTTATTTGAACACTTTATATCCTTCTATTGATGGAAATATTAAATCGATTTCACCTACCAACAGCGACTGTAGCGGCAATTTATATGATTATTATATTAAAACTGCTTTTAACGCTTGTAGTGGTGGCAGTTATACAAATGACTACGTGGATGTGTGTGTACTGAAAAGTATACTTAAACAAGGTGTGCGTTGTTTGGATTTTGAGATTTTCAATATAAATAACAATCCTGTTGTGTCGACTAGTACAACAAATAGTTATTTTGTGAAGGAAACTTATAATTCGGTTAATTTTAGCGATGTTATGAGTACAATAGCCAATTATGCTTTCTCTGGAGGCACTGTTCCTAACCCTACCGACCCGTTGATAATTCATTTAAGAACGAAAAGTAATGAACAGGCTATGTATACAAATTTAGCGAATATTTTCAAGTCGTATGATAATTTGATGTTGGGTAAAAGTCATAGTTATGAAAATTATGGGCAGAATATTGCCGTACAACCGCTTACGTCATTTATGAACAAAATTATTTTGATTGTCGATAAATCCAATAATGGCGGGTTTGAAAACAAGGATTTTATGGAATATGTCAACTTAACAAGTAATTCTGTTTTTATGCGGGCTTTATCGTATTATGATGTCAAGAACACACCTGATATAAATGAATTGGAGCAATTTAATCAACGTTGTATGAGTATTGTGTATCCCGATGTTGGAACAAATCCAAGTAATCCGAGTGGAGTAACATGTAGAGCAGCGGGTTGTCAAATGGTTGCAATGCGGTATCAATATGTCGATAATTATTTGGAAGAAAATGCCATATTTTTTGATGAAGGCGGATACGCTTTTGTGTTGAAACCTGCCAATTTACGATACACTGCTGTGACAATTCCACAACCTACACCACAAAATCCAGCAAACTCTTATCAAACGAGAAATGTTACTACGGATTATTATAATTTTAACTACTAAATCCACCTTTAGAAAAGGTGGAGCCAAATCTTTAACCTTTTCCACCTTTGGGAAAGGTGGAGCCAAATCAACCTTTTCCACCTTTGAAAAGGTGGAGCCAAACAACGATTGAAAATAACCATAATAATTTATTATGCTTATTTGTCAATGTATTTTTTATGTTTAAAAGGTTGAAGGTTTGGCTCCACCTTTTCCAAAGGTGGATTTATGCGTCGTAAATACGCAATACACACTTTCCAGTAGATGTATTTATTTTCAAAACAGCATACTTTCCCTGCCATTTTTTGTAGTCTCCTGTTCCTACAGGAATACCTCCATAGAAAATGGTGTTAGGGTTAGTTGCTTTAGAGTTTTTAGAAAGATTATATTGGAACAGTCCGCCAATAGAAGCGCCACTGAAACCCAAACTACTAGGAACACCTGAAGACAATCTACAAGACCCTTTATTATTATTTGCAGACTGTTTTTTGCCAAGTGCTGTGGAGTTCACACTTTTCACCCACACATTTGCTGTAACAGTATTACCAGCTAGTAATGCTGGGTCGGTGGCTTTTTCGGCGCCCGATCCGAGTGCGTCACCTGCACCTGAGGCCTTAACAGTTATACCTAAATTCCAGGTCCCTGAAACCTTATCTACATCTTTTACCGCAACACTCTTATCAACTAAATTTCCTATAGCACTAGCTAAAGTTATTCCACTTGAGGTTACGTCGTATGCCTGAGTTGCATTCAACGTACGACTTGAGTTGGAAGGTATAGTAAAGCGAAGAATTGCTAATAAACGAAGTGAAAGATCTGCTTTGGACATTTATATTTCTTCTAAAGAAAATATATTTTACAGAAATTTTAATT